TTAATAGAATAGCAGGTATCAGGATATCGGTGCGTAGCGCAGCCTGGTAGCGCACTAGACTGGGGGTCTAGTGGTCGCAAGTTCGAATCTTGTCGCACCGACCATTAAATAAAGGGTTTACGGATTTTCCGTAAGCCCTTTTTTTATTGCATGCCTCATACCGCCTCATACTTCTTTCTATGATGCAGGCCTGGGCGGATTATCTTGACCGGATCAAAGACTGATTTACACGCCTACTCTCGCCTCAAGCGCTTCAATCCGCGCCATGGCTTCCTGCAGCGCCTTCACAGCCTTCAGATACAGTACGCTGTATTTTACGGATTTAGTAGTGGTCCCCAACTCAATTCGTTCTACATATTCCTCACCATCGTCTCCAACGATTATTCGCTCCTGGAAATCGGGCGTCTCATCGATCAAGCCCGGCGAGACTTGTTCGAGCTCCTGGGCAATAACCCCTAGCAAAAGAGGCCCGGCCGGATCTGATTTGAGGTGGTATTTACGGAACCGGAACGCCTTAACATCGTTCCACTGTGAGTCCGCATCAACAATATCCTGTTTCAGCTTCACATCAGAGATGGCCCCGTAGGAATTATTCGCATTTTGCATATTTCCATTGGAATAAATGAAAAACCGGCTGGTCGACGTATCGTTGCCACGAAGGAAATACTGAGTGGTGTTATTTGGGACACACCCACTGAAAGTAATATCGGATCCATTGGGCGTTGTCGCATGACCGTTTTCGATAACTGCTGCGGTCCCGGTACAAGATTTAAACATTTTATGAGACCCCGCGCTGTTGGCAGTTGCCGTTACAGCTAAATTGCCGTTACTGTCCAACTGGGCGGGACCGACTGCCAACAGGAATATATTGACCCATGCCGAGTTTGCAGCATTGCGTTGTTTCATCCAGCCGCTAGTCGTGTCCGGCCACCACATGCCCGGATATGTAGTCGCCGGCGCGGCTGCCCCGATGTTGTTCGACGCGAGCGCCTGATCAGCTAAGTTAAATGCCGCTCGTAAAGCTTCACCGCTCATAGCCTCTTCACGGGTCTGATTATAATCGTTCTGGCTCATCTTCTACCCCCATACAATCGGTGTAATTTTTTTGTTCCTAATATCAGCTGATAGACCGGTCATGAGCATCTTCTTCCACAGCCCACACTCAAGCCGACCGGCAAACTCGATATTGCCGGCCATCCCCATCCGAAGCGTTGTAAAATCGATCTCATTATGATCGAGGTCTATTTCATAAAAATCCCTTCGAACGCTATAGAGGTCTTTCTTTCGATCTGCTTCCACTTGGGCATCCACGGCGAAGGCGGTATCGAATTGGAGCGTCTGAGCCAATAAATGTTTACCGGCGGTGACACTGTTATTCGAAAGAGCCTCCCTCCATTCGGTGGCAAGAAAGGCCCGGTCCACTGCGGATACTCCGCCGACCAAGCCGGAAGTTTGCACGGTCCAGTTGCGTTGTTGCCGGAGTCGGACGGCTTTAGCCGGGACACCCTCGTTACTGACCCTTGTGATCGACTTGATCTGAAGCTGGGTTAGGGTGAAATCGACAGGCTGCAGGGCCGGATCGGTCACCTGGAAGATCCGGAATATTCCGAGCTCATCGAAGAAATAGCAGACACCATACGATTGGCAGAAATAGTCGAGCAGTTGATCGACGTTCCAGGATGAATCCTTGATCCAAACACCCATGGGCAGCGTGCAATTGGTTTCCAGGGTGAGCAGGTCTGCCGAGTTCAGCCTGGTGATCGGCCAGCGCATGTAATCGCGCAAGGAACTCCGCACCAGGCTGCCGATGGTATGCCGGGCGCCGCTGGCATCGGTACAGCTGACCGTCACCGGTCCGACCGGGAGATCATCAAAACGCGCATAGCCATGCGTTCTCAAAATCCGGCAATAACCGGGAGTGGGGGCATTGGCAATCATGTCGTCCACATCGGCATATTCCGCTTCCTGCGGGATTACCCCACCCGCGATCCGGACGGTCGCATTCGCTATGCCGCTGCGCCGCACTCCGAAAAACTCGTTGACCGCATCGACATCAGGCAATGCGTCGAAATCCTCGATCAAATCTTCCCCGGCGGAACCGGCCATGATCACCCCGAAGAAATCGGTCACGGCGTCGACATCGGGCAGCGCGTCGAAATCTTCAACCAGATCCAGCATGCCGCCGATTGGAGGGGCAGCCGCCCAGATCTGTTTTGCTGTGTTCACGCAGACCATGCCGGCCTCTAAAACCTGTCCCAATATCAGCGGCTTCAGCTTGTTTTTGAGATCGTCTGCCGTGCCTTCAGTCCCGTTCGGGAGATCATTGTCCCCCTTGAATACGGCCAGCGGCAGTGGTACCTGCAGCTCTACCATCCGGTCGCGCCAAGGGATAGTCATGGTGCCGGAGTTGTAGCCGTCTATTTTCGGCAGGGGCTGATCCAGTGTGCCGGTCCAGACGGTACGCCATCCGGACGGATAGGGGGCGGTGATATCCTTACTGCGCCGCAGAACCGCTTCACGACCGTCGAACGCCCAATTAAGTATATAATCGAGTACGCCGACGGTTTCGCCTTCCGGCACCCGGTTCTCCAGGATGATCTCGCCGAAACCCATGGAGGCCTTGCCGTAGGTTTTGCCACCCTGGAAGCAGCTGATGGAATAGTTGCCCGGCTGGATCAGGAGGGGAAGGAAAGCGGTTGACGGGGGAGTATCGGCAGGACCGGTGACCAGCGCCGGAGAAGTAGAGATATACAGAGTTGTCAGCTCGAAACCAGTGTGAGCATTTATCTCCAGGGCATATGCGTATTCACAGCTCACTTGTTCACAACCCTGCGCAAGGGGGATTCGATATCAGTCAGCTTTGCAACGAGCTGGCGTTTAACGTCGGCAAGCTCAGACTTGATCGCTTTAAGTTCATCCACCATCTCGCGGTTGTCGGCAGAGCCACTCGACAAAATGTTGCGGGTCTGATCGGCATTGAAAATACGTGACCGGCCGGTAGCTTCGAGTTCAGGGCCAAATTCGCCGACAATCCTTAAACCGCCGTTAAAATCTCCACCCATGGCGAATGCCGGCAGCCCCAGGCTCGACCATTTGCGGGCTCCGGAAGCGATTTGTTGCCAGACCACCGCATCGCCGATGTTAATAATGCCGTCTTTGGTGAGATCCCAACGGGAGTCTGAAGTAGAAGTGAGGCCGACAGCATAATTCATGACAGACTGAGCAATCCCGCCCGCCTTGGCTGCCATGGCCGCATCATAATCCACCGCAGCAGCAGCCGTTGCCGTAGTAGCTGCCTGGGTAGATGTTACTGCCGCAGCTACGGAAGGAAGCGCTGCAGCGACAGCGGCGGCCTGCTGGGCATCCTTCATAGCTGCCAGGGACATTACCGCAGAGGTTGTATTCTCAGTGCTCTGCCGGATCATCTCCAGCTGGTCGAGCTGCTTTTGGGCCAGATCAAGAGTTGGGTTGTCGCCGATCCCCGCAAGGGCACCAAGCTTGTTGAGGGCCGCCTGAAGATCCGACTGGAAGCCGGGGCCGCTGCCGTTGTAGGCGCGGGAAGCTTCCACGAACATCTTTATATCGCTGGCATTACTGGAAGTGGCAAAGAGCCCCTGCGCCTGGCGGTAGGCGGCCTCAGGAGAGAGCCCGGAGAGAGGGCCGGTTCGGAGTTCCTTGATCATATTCAGGGCACTGATCTTGACACTGTTCTCCATCTCCCGTGCAATGCTGGTCATCTGATCGGCGTAGTTTTGCTGGGCCGCCAGCATATTATTGTTGGCTTGGGTCTGGATATCGCTGATGAGCTTGTTCCGCTCCAGGGTCTGGACCTTGTCCAGCTCGGCAAGATCCACCAGACCGGATTGCTCCGCGTCCCGGCGCTCCTTATAGTGGTTCGCCATCAGCTCGCGCAGGCTCGCCTCGGCATCGTTGCCGGTAGCGCGGAGGGAGCGGATCAGCAGGTTCTCCTTGCCGCCGGCGGCATTGTAGATATCCTCCACGGCTTTTTTCTGATCCTGCAGCGCCCAGAGATATCTCTGCAGCGCCTGAGTGGAGGCGTCCAGCCCCACCAGTTCGTGCTCACGCTGGACATTGACCAGCCCCATGTATTCAGATGTTTTCTGCAGGTTCTGCGCTTCCAGAATCTGCATCTGCAGGGCGTTATTGGTCAGCTTGAGATTGGTCAACCGCTCCATGGCGGCGACGGCATCTTCCCCTAGCCGCTCCATATTGACGATGGCAGGATTGGCTTTCTCAATCATCTGATTATTGAGGTCTCGGAAGCCAGCCTCAATCGCCTTCTGCTGCTCCTCGGCAGATTTGCCGTGCATATCAATCTTGATCTTCTCGACATTCACGGCATCCAACATCTCATCCGTGATGGTCATGCCGATGGTGCTACCCTGGTTCTTGATAGCATTACGAATACCCTCATACTGACGAGCCACAAAATCAGACCACTGAGAATCAAGATCAGTGTAAGCCGTGGGGGCAGTTTCAGTGCCTCGCCACCAGCTCTTTTTCCGATTTTGATCCAGGTACTGCTGAGCACTCAACTGCCCATTATTAAGGCCCAACTCCACCCCTGCTCCAGTAGTTTTCCAGGCCGTCCCCATCAGCCCACCTTTGGTGAAATAGTCAAGAAGCATGGGAACCCCGGCACCAATCGAATTGAACCCTCCCATGGTATACTTTTGCTCACTATCATGCTTATTCCAAGTCCCACCAGAACCAAAGTAAGATTGGCCCATTTTATAGAGTACAGTAGCCGCTATGCCTACCCCGCCCCCTAACCCCCCGAGGTAAGAAGTCCAGTTTGACCCTGAGCCACCACCCCCACCACCAGCAGCTACTACAGAGGAACCCCCAGTAACCCCATTACCGGTGTCCAACCCATTATCCTCTACCGCTGGAGTACTGCCAGAGCCTCCAAATAACCCCCTCAGCATGCTCCCGCCACGGCCTATCAGTTCTGCATAGTTGACGTTAGATAACGGCCCGGTAATCTGCTGCTTGATGGCTATCCTGAGCATGTCATTGATGATGCTGTCGGCCAGCGCCCTGAATTCGAACTTTCCGTTGCGGGCAAAGGAAACTAGGGCATCCTCCATCCCCTTGAACATGTCCGCCACAAGATTTTTCGTCTGACTGCCGATATCGGCAGCCGCCCGAGCGTATTCCTGAAGGGCTGAAGTAGCGCCACCTATGGCGGTGGAGTCGTTTAAGATCTTCTGTTGTTCCAGGAGCTTCTCGTTAATCTGAACTATCCTCTGCAACTGCTGCTGCCGGGCAAGATCCCCAACCGCTCCCTCTTCAGTGATCTTGTTGTAAATATCGGTTTCGAGCTGGAGCTGCTGGGCCAGGATGGACGTTCTCTCTTGTGCCGCTTGGCCGGTAGTTATCTGGTAAAATTTCTCCTGAGCATCGATCTCGGAGAGTTTCATCTCTAGACTCAGCCTGGAAAGGTCAAGCTCCGCTTTCATCTCCTCGCCGGTCCGGCCGATGACCAGCGGCCCCTCCGCTGGTGTATGCTCCCAGACTTGCCACAGCGCCTTGAATTCGTCAGACGTTGCTTTAATGGCGTCCGCCTGCTCCTGCCTCTTGCGCGTTTCCTGGACATGGTAGCGCTCCAACGCTTCCAGCTCAGACCGCTCTTTCGGGTATTGCTCGATCAGCTTTTCATATTCCCCACGGACCTTCTGGATCTCTCGCTCATGGGCGCTCAATGTGGTATCACCCGCCTCAATAGCACGGATCTTGTCATTAAAGGCCACTACGAACTGGTTGTACTGGTTGATCTCGGCTTCCGCGGCCTTGGCAGACAAGGCGTCGGCCTCGGCTTTGTCCCTGATCCGCCGTGCTTCAGCCATTTTCTTCATACGATCGGCTTCAGTTTTTTTGGCCATCATCTCGTTATACTTCTTCTCGACTTCGGCCTGCCGGTTCTCCTCAGCAATATCCTCTTCACCGCCGACAAAAGGGGATATAAGGACTTTCCCCAGGGTATCGATCGGGTGAGCTATGGTATTGACCCCGGCGTTAACGATAGTTGCCATGTTCTTGGCAAACTCGGCAATCGCCCCCTTGTTCTCCTCGGCCCAATGAAGCAGCTCCTTCAGCCTGTGAGTTGTGTTGTCGATAAGGATTCCCAGGGAAGGAGCGAAAGATTCGCCAAATTTCAGTTTCAGTTCGTCATAGTAGCGGGACATGGAGGTGATCATTTTCCCGGTACTTGTCATTGAAGCTTCATAGACACCGGAAATATTTATGCCGTACTCGAGGACGGCATTTTGCCGGGCCTGAACCTTTTGATGTTCAGAAAGGGCAGTGGTACTAACGCCGAGCGAGTCGGCCAGCTTTTGGTAGGAACGTTCGAAACTGACATTGATGCCGATGGTTTTAAGGATTTCAGTCTCGCCGGACCTGATCCCCTGCACCATCCGCATATATGCTTCAGACGAGTTGATAGTGCCAATCACGCCTGCATCCTGGGCAACCCTGGCAAGCTGGGCAGCTTTGGTCACATCCATCTCGGCGCCGGCGGTCTGGGTAAGTGTCTGTCGGGCCGCTTCGGTGGTAATGCCCATCCGTTTAACAGATTTTTCGTATTCGTCCATTTGCGCGGACGTATACCCGGCGTTGTTGCCGACTGCGTGCATGGCAACGCCGAGAGTGTCCACATGCGCCGCATAGCGGGCGGAGTCCTCGACTTTTCCTTTTAGCCGCTGCAGCAGTTCAATGGTTTTCTCGATGGCAGAAGTTATCAGATTTCCGGTAGTGAATGCGGCAACCATTCGCCCGAAAGATGATCCGATATTGTCCATATCCGAAGCCATACGTCCGCTTGCCGATCTGGTTTCACTCGCCATTCTGCCGACGGATTGTGAGACGTCATTGACCGCACCGGTTACATTCCCCTGTCCGTCGACTGCAAGCGTTAATGTAATTGTACCGTTGCCGTTGTTCATGACATCCTCGCTGAAGATCTATCAAGTGGAAGGTTTGTCACTCTTATCCGATGTGCTCTTCAGATACACATCATCCAGCCGCATGATAACTGCTGCTTCCCAGGGTGAAGGGTCGCTCTTAGTCCGCTCTGCCCAGGCGTTGAACTCCAGCCAGGTTATCGGGGCGGGACCGAAGCCTCCGCCCCTTCTTCTGCTGAGATCCAGAAACCAGTTCCAGAGGTATCGAAATACCTCCGGAAACTCCGGTTCTTCCGGCATATACTTCTTGCCGGAGCGTTGCTCTACCGCCTCCAGCTCTTCCCGGAGGGTTACTCCTTTTTCTCCGGGTCGGTCATATTTGTAGGAGAACTCGGCGTAGGCGCAGAGGCGGTCTGCACCTTCGGCAAAAAATTGGCTGTCTTATCCATCCCTTCCTGAACCTGCTGACGAATGAAGAAGAAACCGCGCCGGGCGATGAGCTTGCCGAATTCGTTCTTGTTGGACGGCAGCTCCTGCCCGCCTATCCTGATGGTGTCCTTATAGATCGGATTCCCCTCTGCATCCTCGCCAGTTTTCTGCTTCCAGAAGTTAAAGCAGGCCTTCATCCGTTCGATGAGGTTCGCTTCGGTCGTCTCCGGGTCCATCCCTACGGTAAAATCCCGCTTGCGCTTCGCTGTTTCGATGTTCCGGTTTTTGATCTTGCGATCAACATCGAGATAGGTCTGAGAGTCCGACCCCTTCATATTGATGATGAGCCCCATGGGGTTCCCTCTCGGGTCGAATATCTCGATATCAATTCCGAGATCCGCCATCTCCTCAGTACAAAAATCCATCAAATCTACCACTGCTTGCTGAGTCATTTTCCTTCTCCTTTTCAATTAAATTGTCCTGCACGTTCCCCTTTATGTACTGCCTGCATATCAAGTAAAAAAAGACGGTAAGGGAGCTGGCCGGGCTCCCGGCCCCCGGAGGAGGAAAAGGAGCCCCGCCAACCGTCCTAGATCATTGCTCCCGGCAGTACGCTGTTGACGATAACCATCTTCAGCGCCGTATTGTCTGCCGAGTTGTCGAAGTAGCCGACGAAAGGGAGTTCCACTATTCCGCCGCTGGCCGGGATGGTTGGAGCCTTCGGCGTATACTGGATTTCGGTTATCACGCACTGGCAGGTTTCGTTACCATCCGTGCCGTCACCGTTGCCACGCTTGACCTTGAAGTCGAGGATTGTCTCGGTAGAGTTGATGGCCTTGGTATACAAGGCTGTATCCTCGAAAATGGCCTTGACCGTACCGGTGATTTTGTAAACATCGGTATTGACAGATGATCGGACACCACCGCCGCCAACAACGAATGCGTCACCGGTGACGGAGTTGTCCAGAGTGATATTGTCGATACTGAGGATCTGGGCGCAAGCCCCTCCCCCCTCTTTCATGTCGGCAGCGGCTATACCCATGTTGTCGAAACTGCGCTTGCCGTTATCAAGCGGAGCAGCATCGAACGGTGCAACCGCCTGAAGTTCTTTCAGGCCGAGCCACTTGGTAGAAAGGGCGATAGGACCCTTCGCCCCGATGGAGAAACTGAGAGTGGAGAGTTTACAGCCCAACTCCTGCTGATACTGGTTGATGTCCGTAGCGCCGAATTCAAGGGCGTAGTACGGCAGATTACCACCGGCTTTCAGAACGTGTGTCAGGACCCCTGCTGCAGTAACCTTTTTGACAGTACCTGGTCCCTTGGTGAAAACAGCGGTTGTCCCCATGGCTATCCGGACCACGAAGGTATTGGCTGTAGGTACGGCAACCACGGGATAGATCTTGTCATTGAGCGAAGCCGGGGCGGTAAGGGCGGCGATTTCTACCGAGTCCCCCACCACCAACCCGTGGGCATTCTTGGTCAGGGTGAGAGTCTGAGCAACTGGATCGATTACCCCGGCGGTAACCGCCAGATCGGCAGCCATAGCTCCACCGACCATGGTGCTCTCCATGGAACCGAAACCGGCGTAAAGCAGGGCGTCGGTCGCCTGCAGTTCCGTGGTGATCGATGGTGCACACTCGTAATTGCCCCGCAGCGGTGCCGTAGGCTGGCGTGACGAACCACGCATGACTTTCGATTGTTCCTGCCCGCGGCTGGAACCGGGGTCGAAGCTCTCGAAATAGATCTTCTTCCCTTTCACGTTTGCCGGCAGAACCTTGGGATCGGTCTGCATCTGAAGCACTATCTGGGAAAATGGACGCTGGGCTTGTGGCATTTGCTTTCTCCTTTACTCGTTATATTTGGCTGCTTTCAGTTCGATGACCTGGAAATAAGTCGGGTGAAACTTTCCTTCGTCATTCGCCGAATTGACCACCGTGACCGATTCGACAGTGTTGTTCAGGCTGAAATTGGCTCTCAGTATGCGCTCGATCAGCTCTTCGATCTCGACGGTGGCTGCTGCCGCTTTTTCCTTGTCCTCGCAATAAAAACCGACATACAGCAATACCGTATGATCTTTCTTGAGCTGACCCACCAGCCCGCCGGCCGGGACTGTCGAGGGGCGAGTGATGAATGTCAACGGCAGATCGGATGGCAATATCTCCTGCTTATTCCGGTAAGTGATGGCGACGTTCATGACCTTACCGAAATTCTCGCTGCAGAAGTTGTAAAGGCCGTCTGCCAGTATGGTTTTGAGCTCTTTCAGTGAATAGGTGAACGATGCCATTAATCCCTCTTACGGTGCGGTCAACACTTCCCGCTCTTGTTTTTCGCAGCTGCTATACCCGAAATGATCCACACCCTGGTAGGCGACTTCCGCCAGTACCGAGGTCATGCCATCCTGTTTGCATATCCGGCGCATCTCCTTGTCTGCCTGCTCTTTTGCTGACTGCGGCAAGCTCCCCTCTCTCATAAGTTGGTAAAGCGCGTCATGGACCAGGGACGCCCTCATAAAACTCGGGATATCGAGGCATGGACCGCTCGGACCGTCCCACGCATAACCGGTCCTGATCGTCAGGTTGCCGACGGTATCGAGGATGATGAAATCGGACACGATGTCCGCCCCCGGCTTGATGCTGATGAGGGTCTCATAATCAGTTGCCAGCTGGTACTTGTAGCCGGCGCAGTAATAGATCCGCTGCTTCACCATGTCAGATTCTCCAGGGTTTCGAAGTCGGTAATGGTGGCGATGCTGTCGATAAGCCCCTGCTGAATCCCCAAAATCTGACCGGCAGCGGCTTTGAACAGGGCTGCGTTCTCAAGGATCTTGTCGGCCATAACGGATACGGGAATGCCGCGGGCGGTGGCCATGTTGCGAATCATTTCACAAGGGCAGGGGCTGCTTTGCGTTTCGGGCTGGTAAGTGTCGTGAAACTCCACCGCCTCCTCTTTCTGCTGCGGCCAGCTCTCCCTCTCTTCGGCGCTGTAGGGTTGTGCCAAGGCCAGCAGACGGCGGGAACCTTCGGCGCGGATCTCCGCTTCTTTTTTCTGTCGGATCTGGGGGAATGTGGCAAATATCTGGCTGCTGGTGGCAGTGCCGTTGTCGTCTTCCCAAAGTTCAGCGCGTTTGGCGGTATCCGGATTGTAAATGTCAAAGTCGGCAGGCCTGTAAACCAGACGCTTGGCTGTTGCCGGATAAACCGGAACCGGTCCGGGGTTCAGCGCCGCTTCGAGCTTGCCGACTCCCTGGACCATGATGGTTTTAGGCGTGACCTGCTCGCGGATGATAATTGTGTACCCGGCGTAACATTCGCTGCATGTGGTCAGCAGGATAAGCAGAGGCAACAGTAAAAATCGTTTCATGCTTTCCTCCAGTATTTCGCCATCCAGCCTTGATATTGATGGGGATGACATTGAAAACAGAGCGGGGTCTGTTTGGAGTCGGAAAACGTATCTCTCGAATACGGCACACAACGCGGGTCGGTAGCCGGGAGATGATTCAGCACGGTCCCTTGCGGAGGATAGAACCTGATGTAATTCTCCCCGGAGGGGGTGCAGGTCTCGGCGATTGCCCCGATGGCAACGGCCAGGAGTAACGTTATCAGGAGGACGATTCTCATTTTATGGTCACCGTACCGCTGAAGGTCATGGTGTTGTCGCAGCTGACCGTGTAGATAACAGCACCGCCGCTGCTGAGCATCTTGAAGGCTGGCGAGGTGTCGCTGGTGATACACTGACGTACCATGGTGCCGTTGCTGTCCACCCACTGCTTGGCATTGCCGAGACGGTCCTTGACACCCATTTTAGCGTCAGTGGCCTGCTCGGTCGCGCCCTGCTGTACCCAGAGTGTTGAACCATCGGTGGCATCATCGAGCACCTGGAGCACTCCGGTCTGAGTGATAGAGGATGAAGCACCAGGCGGACCTTGCGGTCCCTGGGGGCCTACTAGATCGATGTATGTTCCCCAGGCGCCGGCCGTTTTCGGTCCGTAAAAATGGGCATTGGCGGTGTCGAGATAAAAATCGCCATCAACGCCGAGGCCGTTCCCCGGTGCATCGATGCCGTTCAGGACGGTCTTACCATTGGTGCCATTGGTGCCGTTTGTTCCATTAGCGCCATTGGTGCCCGACGGGCCTTTGAGATTACCCTTCAGCGTCCAGGCGGCAGGGCTCCCCTCCTTGAGGTAGATGTCGCCGTTGAAGGTATTGAGGTAATAGTCACTGAGTGTGCCGGTACCGGAAACTGGAGCTCCGGTCCCGGTGAAAATCTGGCTTCCGTCGTAACCGTCGTAACCCCTCGGCCCCTGTGAGCCGGTGTCCCCGGTTGGTCCTTGAGGTCCGGTGGCTCCGGTTGCTCCTGCCGGACCTTGGGGGCCGGTGGGACCTGGGGCACCATCGACGCCAATGGATCCGTCTATCCCCCTCGGCCCCTGAGGGCCTGGAGTAGTAATAGTGACGACATCGGAAACCGGCCGGGTAATGGTTATGCTCGGCGGGTTCTGGCCGGTGATCTGGATAACATTTGCCGGAGGGGGGGAGATAACAATAGTCGCAGGGACAGCTAAAGCCATCGTTGCGCAGAACACCGAAAGAACGGCTATGATCGAGACTCGCGTTTTCATCTGGTCGCAGTCGGCTTGCACGTAGCAGTGCCGCCCGTCGGATAGGAACTAAGTCCACTCGGATTCGTTTCCCGAAGGTCCCATACGCCGCTTTTCCCGCTGGTCCCGGAGGTTTGAGCTTTGGACAGCCGTACGTCAACCCGGCCGGCCGACAGATTTACAAACACGGCGCTGTACGTGGCATAAACCGCTCCGGCTGGAGCTGGAGCCTGGCGGAACTGAGCCTTGTAGCTGTAACCGTTCAACTTTATCGGTACAAGCGTTTTGCACTTAGAGGGATCTACGGGCAATGGATTGTCGGCGCAACTATTCATCGTCAAGGGCAGGCGGAAATCCTCCCCCGCTTGCATGATGATGTTGTAAACACCCATATCTGCCGCCATTGAAGTGCCAATAATCGCGGCGAGCCCCAACACTCCCACGAAAATAGTGAGCAGAAAGTGTTTCATAGCTTCGGGATCCCTTGCACTGTTGTCGATATTGGGGAGGTGGGTGTCTGGTCCTGATCGGACTTGATAGTATTCCGCTCACCGGATTGGAGCGAACAGCTGACGGTCGTACAGCCAGCCATGACGATAAGGATTGTCACCAGGCATGTCAGCGCCAGAAGCAAGCGGAGAGAGGCGAAACCGGCTGTTTTGTCTGCTGCGATGTCAGGGAGTTTGACCGAGGTGCTATTATCCACTCCGTCAGACTTGGCGATGATCGCGGCAAGAGACTGCGGGGAAAGGATAAGCAGAAACACTACCCATACCTGTTTGAACCATTCCCCGGACGTCCCATCTGGGACCGTTACCCAGCCGATCAGCAGAGCGGCCCCGAATGCAATTAAGAGAAAAAGCAGAATGAGCTGTATTACCTGATACAGATTTAACCGGTTCATTGTTCCTCTCCTTTCACTTTAGCATTACTCATAAACCCGCTCCATCCAAGTGGGGAGCCAGACAAGCTTTTTCGGATCATGCCGGACAATAGCCACATACCTGCGACTGCGCATTTCCTTGAATACGGCACCGAACAGGGCGCGGCGTGACTTGTCCTTTTCCCCCTCATACCAGCGGGTTTTAGTGTAGGCGTTGATCCAGTCCACCTCTTTCGCTGTTAAAGCCGGATCAGCCGGAGAGTCTTCCTCCTGGCCATTCAAGACGTTACTGGTCCTCACGATCAGGATAGCGGCCGTCCCGGTACCGCAATTGACTGCTGTGTCCAGAAACATGGTGGCGAGCCATTGGCTCTTGATGTCTCCGAGGTGCAGCGGATTCCAATAGTCCCTCTGGTAGTACCTGGCCGCCTCCTGCAGAGTTAGGTTGGGAATGTCCACCTTTGGATAACTTGCCGCGCAGATCCCGTATTTTGTGCCGACGAGACGGCCGACGCCGATCTTGCCGCCGGTCCAGTTGCCGCTGTCGTTCTTAAGTTTCTGGAAGCCGCCCTCATTCTTGAAGATGGTTGTCAGGGCAATCTGACAGCGGGCAGCGGACTCGACCGACTTGATCTGCTCCGCCAGCAACCCGATCGGCAGCGACAGAGCCAGCAGGAGCAGGAGAGTTTTGGTAAAAGTTCTCAGTAGATACATTCTCTATTCCTCCCCACTGTCATCGGCGCAGTCGCCATTCTTACCGCGGCAATAACCCTGCAGCGCTTTCAGTTCTTTACCGAGTGTCTCGTTACTCTTGAACAGTGCCCGTTGATTGCGCCAGATCTCCGCCTGGAAGGCGAGAATCGCAAAGCCGATTGCCTTGACCAAAGTAGCCTTGTCAACTGCGACGATCAGATCTTCGGCAGCTTCCGCGACGCTCAGGGAGAAGACAACGATCCCGACAACAAGCACTAGACTGAAAAGTGACGATGACTTCACACCCCCCCCTATTTAACCTTTTGAATCTCAGCGGCAATTTCCTGCTCAACAGCTTTAACGATGCCTGCCCCTTGGTTGAAGGCTTTCAGAGCATCCTCGACATAAGGCCGGCGACCGAATTTCTCGCTGCTGCCGGTCCCCTGGTGTATCGTCATGGCGTACTCTGCCGAGTCATACAGAACTGCCTCATTCGGGCCGGCAACAAAGGTGACCCCGTTTGAAAATTTGCTCTGCCCGGGATCGACAAAATCAAGCAGGCGTTTCAGGTTTGCAGTCCGTACAGGGACCGGATAAGCGCCAGCTCCGGAAAGCTGCGGTTTGAAATTGACGGTCTCGCCGGATTTCTTGGTAAATCCCCTAGACGGGCCGACGATCTGCGCCTTGCGGCCTGCCCCACCTGCTCCATTCAGAAACGCCATTGCCAGGGGGTGAATCCCTCGCACTGATTTCTGCAGCCCCCTCTGAGCACCCGTAAACACGGCAGTCTCAAACCTCTGTAGGTTGCTCAGGACGACCTTATCGCCAGAGACTGTGACGCCGAGGGTAAACATCAGCTACACCCCAAAGAGGAGGATTCAACTACGCCAACCGAAAACCCGCTGCTATCCTGCGAAAGAGGAGTCGAAAGCAACCGCTTGATCGTGTTCTCTGCGGTCTCAATATACTTGTCCTGCTGCTTACGGATCTTATCGATCATGGCGGGTGTGTCTTGATTGATATTCTCCATCAGCCGGTTGATACGGCGTTGACAAAGTTCCGAAGCAGAGAGGGATTTTTCGGCGAGAGCAACCAGTGTATTGAGAGCGGAGTCGGCTACCGTTGCCGCGCTGATCCTGAAAGTGAGCAGTGCCTCCTGTTCATCAAGGATCGCTTGAAGGTAGCCCGGAAAGTCCACAACGGCACCGAATGATTCAGCCGAAAAGCCAAGGGCTTGCAGATCTTCTGGTTTCACTATGGTCGGCATGCTGGCTCCGGAAAGGTTAAAAGATCGGGCACTCTGGAAAAGGCAGGAAGCTAGAAGCCTCCTGCCCTTGGTCACAACGTCCGAGCAGTTACTGCCGTCTGGCACAGAAGGCGGTTGTGCGGTTGGTGAATGCGACCGAAGTTACATAAGTCACGGCCGTTCCCTCGCTATTGGTTAGTTCATAGGATGACCCCACCCAAACCTGCTTCCCGTCTTCCTGCCATTTCGTCACGATAGGCGCCCCTGTGGTTGGATGGTAGGAGGTGGCGAAGAATCCGACTTTACCGGCCGCGCTGTACCGTTTCTGAACGGCAGAAGTGCCGGTAACGGTATCGCAACGGGATTTTACGTAAGAGGAGGCGGGGGCCTTGAGGTTCTGAATAGGCGTCTGCGGTTTCCCCACCGGCAAGGGGAGCTGCCCCGCTGGCATCGCAAAGGCGAAGCCGACAATGAGGGCGGTTATGATGAGAGCCGGGATAATCGATTTTCTGAACATGGGAGAATTCCCTCCTTACTGTTGATTTTCCGCACGGGGCTACTCTGCGGGTGTCAGCTCTTTGCGCTTCTTCTCGATAGCGGCAACGACAGTTACCCGCTCTTCGCCTTCCGCAAGGGCGTTCAGTGCCTCCAGCGTCTCTACTGCTTCAACGGCCTTGATGGCGTCGGGAGCATTCGGGCGCTTCGACGGCTGGGAAGTCGGTAATTGTGATTCCGCCTCCTTCGGGCCGAAAGTGACCGGTTCGCTATCGGCAGCGATGGTGATCAGTTTCCCGGACAGCATCTGCGCGACTACGGTTTCGGAAATCTCCAGGGAAGCAGGATCAAAAACGGCCTTCGCCGGGATCATCTCTTTCCCGTGAGCGTAGCCGATGGTGGTATTTGCAAGATATTTCGCCATGGTTCACCTCGTGTGTGATTTTGTAGGGGCGGACCCTTGGGGTCCGCCCTTTTTTGCTTAGATGACCTTGAAACAAGCGAAGTTATCGGCTTCGCGATGGTTCGGCAGCGGTGAGCTCTCGATCTGGAGATAACGGATAGAGCCGCTCTGGTTGGTGTAGGTATTGGGGAAGCGTTTCTTTTCCACCATGCCGAGTTCTGCGGCCTTGAGGTGCTGGATGGCTCCGTAGCACATGTGGTTGGTGGTCTCACTCGGGCCGACGATGATCTTGTCCTGTGGCATGGCATACTTACGGACACCGGCTTCCGTGTAGCTGTAGTCATAACCATAAACATCGATCTGATACCCGTTGACGTTGATAGTCCCCTGGTAGGTAGTGCCGTCCGGGAGGTCCTGCGGGTTGATCCGGCCTGAGTCGATGGCACGCTGAGTGGAAAGGCGGTCTTTAACGTTCGGGTTCGTGATGAACGGATCGATGACGTTGCCGCCGAGGAACATCTTTCTCGGGGTCCGCCAGCCGCGCACGATCATGCCGCGGAAAAGGCCGTACAGCCAGGTGTACGGATCGCAGTAGGCGCTGGTCCAGAGAGCATCGCCGACAAGAGTTCCCTTATTGGCGGCCGGCATGAGGAAGTCGACAGTGAAGTCCACACCCTCTCCGACAACATGAATCTGGCCGGTTTCAAGAACTTCGGCACACATGGCTTCCTCGCGGCGGGTGATCAGATCATCGAGCTGCACCATGTCACGACCGAGCAGACGGGCGGCTTTCGCCTGCAGACGGCCTGCCACTCCCTGGGGCTGCATCAACATCTCACCGGCGTCACGGGGGATGAGATCCTGGAAAGTGAGGGGGCGGAACGGTTTGACGTATGCCGCCTTGACTTTGTTGGTCATGTACCCTTCACGGTCGACCGCCTTGCCGTCATGGGTAGGGGCACAGTAGACAGCAACCTCTTCACCCATCCGGAGCTTGTCCACCAGAACTTCCTGGGTATCGTGGAACATGTCCGGCTGCCCGGAAAAGAATGTGTCCTTAAACACGGTCTTAGGGGCCTTGCGGATCTCCAACGGCTCCATCATGGTGACGGGGCTGTAGAGGTCAACGTCGATCGTGCCGAAAGCGAACCCCAGAAGCGGCAGCCCGGCAACGGTCAGGTGCGGTTCCCACCCAAAAAACACGGCCAGCGCCACTACAGCGCAGACCAGGAACGAAATGAGACAGGCTTTTTTCATTTGTGTATCCTCCAAGAAAGAAGTTTCAGCGACCTATGCGAAGGAAGCCGGGGAATCGGGTGCGTAAGAGATTTTGCCGAGGAAAACCCCACGGAGCTCAAGAGCGTCACGGTGCGTGTCGGCAGTATCGGCCCCGCCAAAGGTAAGGGCGGCTTCGTTGAACTTGCCCTGTCTGTAGGCGATACCGGGGACATCGGCGGAAGTAGCATCCACCTCTTCGGACAGGATGTATTTCGGCTTTTCCGTGCCGTCATTTTTGGAGCTGTCCACCAGGGTGAAGAGGCGGTCTTCATCGGAAGCTCCACCCGCCGTGATCGAGGCGAGAACTGCCCCTTTCGGGTAGATCTGCCCAGACTTGAGAGTCACCGCGACGGGAAAGAGGTTGCACCCGGCGATGATGAGCATTAAGCGTTTGAAAGTATCGGTTGACATCTTTTCCTCCTGAAAACGTTATTTTGTGATTATTTCGCGGTCGAACCCATACCGGCGGAAATGGCATCGACCAGACCCTTGCGGCCGGCTGCCGGTTCTTCCGTGGTTGTCTCTTTCCCTTTGAACTCGGTGTGACTCGGGTGCTTTTTACGGGCGTCGCCTTCCGCCTTATCCCGCATCGCTTTCAGACGATCGAGAGGAAGACCGGAGAGGAAATCAGATTCAGTCTTCTGGCTGTCAGCATCGTTTTTCACGTCGCCGGAAAGAACAAGAAACTTGACGGTGTCGCTGACCAGCCCGGAGCGGAAGCCCTTGCCGTCTTCTGCCAGCGGCTCCAATGCCTTGATCTTGTCTTCAAGCGTGGTGATCTTCGCGGTCTGGCCGGTAAAGGCGCTCTTGAACTCGTCAAGCAGCGTCTGCTCGCTGGTTCCATCTCCGAAACTCTTGCCCAGAAGTGCTCCGAGCCCTGCAATCAGTATTTTCATGCTCTCTTCTCCTCGTGTGGATTCTTTATGCTCTGGTTCGTTGTCAGCGGATTTGACGGAAGCGCCGAATTGAGCGCCAAGATAGACAAGGGAACCTTCGCGGGTTTCGCCCTGTCCCTGGTATTCGTAGAAAAGGATATTTCCCACACCGTCATTGACCGGTACCGGCCATTTGGTTTTGAAACCGATGGAGGCAAAATCGAAGATCCCGGCTTCGAGCTTCACCAGGTCTGTTTCTTCAATGCCTTTCTTGGGGATGTAAAACCAGGGGGACATGAACTGCACTTCGTTCATGCCGTCAGGAAGCTTCAGCTCTGCTCCGGTCTCGGCAATAGCCTGGGCAAGGGGCATTTTCTCCAGTTCGCAGTCGAAGAATTTGCCGATGGCACTTTTTACTGACCGGGAATGATCGAGCATCATGGATTTGCGGACAGCGGTATCGACAAAGCCTTTCAGGGTAAATTCACTGAAGCGCTCGTTGTCGCGATCGATGCAGTTGTTCGCTAGACGCATCTGCCCGATGTAGAGCTCGGCAGCAGTAAAAGGGCGCTTGGTGAAAGTGTTGATCTTGGCAAGCTGGGCAGTGTCCGGAGAAGTAGGGGAGACCTTCAGGCCGTAAAACAGCTCCTTATCACCAGTCTTCATCTTCATTTCTTGGTCCCCTCCACGTTTTTCCCGTCGGGTGCGGGCTGCTTGCCGGTCATGTTTTCCGCTCTGCCTTCTTTAGCCATTTATGAGCACCTTTTTATGCAGTAGGTTTCTGCGTACCATAGATCAAGGTCCTGTTCTGGCAGATGAGGACACTTTTTTTAAGTGGCCAGCGCCCGGCATATCCCGCAGGCGTCCGGAGCCGGGACGAATTTCAGCACCCATTCCCTGTCCACCTGCTGAACGGTGTTGGCACAACGGCAATGCGGATGGGTGTTCTTGCCGGCAATGATCGCGTTCTTGACGTTGATTCCCCGCTTGCCCCATTCATCAACCTTGGCTGTTTCAGCAGCCATGCTCATTTCCGTTCGGGCGAGCCGTTCCCAGTTACTGTTCTGTGCTCCGAAAAGATTCTTCAACCGTTCGGCAACATTTAGAGGGTTACTGCCGGCAAGAACGTGGGCCTGCATTTCGGGAATGATCTTGCCTATTATCTGCTTGGTGACGTTGTCCTTGAGCAGTTCAAAGCCGTTCTTCACCAGCTCGTCATATATCTCCCGGTTCTTGATAATATCGAGAATAGGGCGGGATTCTCCCATCAGGTTGGCGGCCTGGATAAGGCCGAGGCTGTAGGATTGGCCGTAATACCAGCGCAGGGGGGAACCATCCACTGGCTCGAATTCGCCGATAAAAGCTTCCATTTCGGTCATGATCCGCTTGCGCTCGTCTCCACTGAAAGTGAAGGTCTCCCCGTCTACCCCTTTCGGCATGGGGCCGAGACTGAGGATAGCCAGGCACTTCTGACTGAGTTCGTTCCAACCGGCCTTCAGTTTGTTCTCGTAATCGGTCTCCACCCGGTCCAGTTCCGGCCAGGGCCTAGTGCGGGTGATCTCCTTTTCACCGTCAACGTCCTTGCAACCGCAACTGCAAGCGATGTCATGAGCAGCTTTCCCAGGCTTCGGGGGAGTTATGTCAACAGGAAGCCCCGTACTGCCAGCCTGAACCTGCATAAGCAGGTGATCGGCTTCGGCGTTGAGGAAGCGGGCATTAGCGCGGGCAACTTCGTCGCGCAGGTTCGGCGTCTCGAAAACAACTCCCCAATCCCCCGGCTTGTTCGGGTCCATGCTGGCATTGATGCTTTTCCAGGTACGCCCGCGCAGGGCGAGGATGTTGGAGAATATGCGGATATATTCCGGCATCATGGCAAACTGCCGGACTTTGGTATCCTGGAGAACATTCTCTATTTCCAGCTTCGAAGTCCCGGAAGCGGTCCCGAAATAGATGCCGTACATCCAGGGGGGGAGTCCGGTCTTTGCGGTGATCTGCTCCATAAGATGCTGCAACGGAATCTGTGCAGGAATGAACTTGCCCTCGGCGCCGATGACCTTGACTGACACCTCACTGTCCGGATCGTGGGCGGTGACCAGATCGACACTGTTTCCCTGAGCCTTGGCGCGGGCAATGGCAGCAAACTTGTTTTCAAGCTCTATCCGCCGCTCTTTCAGCGTATCGGTTCCCAGGTTCTTCTTGCTGGTCTTATAATCGACATGGTAGGAAGGTTCCCCCCATCGGCGGAATGCGTGCTGAAAAGAGGTCTGGATTGTTGCCAGGATACTTGCAACAAACTCGGTAGAACGCATGATCGAAACCCCGTGGGGGTCGGTGTTTTCATTGTTGAAGCTGAGATAGATCTTGTTCTCCGCGTTCAGCTTCGCCTCCCATTGCCCACCGATAAAGGTCGAGGAAGCGAAAGGGGAGATAAGCGGGCGGTTGAGAGCCTGCATGATGTTGTTCTGGTCCCGGCCGGAATAAAAACGGTTGGTATTGGCCAAGGCATTGACGTACCGATACCACGGCTCGCTTCGGCCTTCGGCGTTGAGGCGGAAAACTACGAACTTGGAATCAGCCACACGGAGCTCTGAGATGTCCTTCAAATCCCTGGTGGCGATCATTTCGCCATAGGCGAAACCCTGTTCGAACGCCTCATTAGAATGGCAGGCCTGAAAAGCGTTGATCCCCTTCTGATGATCGTTCACCGGAATATTGAGAGCGATATCCTCCAGCTCGGAAACCAGCTTGGCGTTGTCCCCAACGATCTTCACCGTGCCGTTAAGCGATACCAGCCGATTAATGGCCGCGTCGAAAATGGGTATCTTCTCGCGCAGGACTTCGTAGAAATCGCCCTGCACCTTCCGGAGCATTGCCACTTGAGCAAAAACCGGAGACAGCGCCCCCTGGGGAGAAAAGTTGACGAACTGTGCCCCGGCTGATAGACCGCTGCCGGTATCTGTAGCCCCTTTCTGTCTTATCCTGCATCCGAATCCGCTCATGGTCTACTCCTGTCAACAGTCGAAAAGATCGTCACCAAATTCCGCCAGTACCGCCTGCAGCTTGGCTACCCTGTTGGAATCGATAAGATGGTCGTTATCCTTGCTGTATATCTTCTGCCGCTCGCCGTTGCGGGCCGTGTGATTGGTGTAGGCGGTAATAAGATCTTCATCGGCCGGATACTCCACCTCCTGGCGCTGTACCCGTTTAACCAGCCATTCCGTGGCCAGCTCCTTCAGATTGACCTTTGCCGCTTTCTCGCTTTTGCCATCCCTGATCTCGTTGCCTTCTTCATCGATGTGCTCATTATTGGATTGGAAACTGAACCCGGTCAGGCGGCTGTCGTAATTCTTGTGTTCGTATATCTGCAACCCCTGCAGGTCATGAGCTACTGCCGAACCGGCATTGCCGAAGTCAGTCCCCCAGGAAAGAGAAGACTGCGGGCCGTAAATATCGTCCATGGTATCCAGCGCCTGGCACTGCTGGTCATAGGTCACCTGTTTCAGTTGGAGCCTTGCCACCAGCCGGTCTTTCTTGCCGATGATATTCCAGATGGTGATCTCGGTCGGATCAGGGGAATAGCCGAAGT